CAGAAGGCTAACGCATGGTCAGGCGCTTTCTCAATCGACAACCTGTTGAAGTGATTCTGTAGTGCACGACAAACTAATACTTTATAAGGAAAAGTGAGGTGAAAAATATACTATGAGTAACGAATTGTTAGAGAAGGTCATTCAGACTTCTGACATTGGTACCGCACCACAGGGTGGTGGTCTTTTGAACAACGCCCAGACCAACCGTTTCATCGACTACATGTTCGACGAGACTGTTATCGGTAACTTGGTACGTACCCACCGTCTACGTTCTAACGAGGATGAGATTGACAAGATTCACATCGGTCGTCGTCTTGTTCGTAAGGCAACCGAAGGTGTTGACACTGGTGTAAACCAGGGTGTCACCTTCTCCAAGGTGTCTGTTACAACCGTCAAGGTCCGCCTTGACTGGGAACTAACCACCGAGTCTCTTGAGGACAACCTTGAGGGCGAGGCACTGGAGGACCACATCGCTCGTCTAATGGCGGCTCAGATGGCAAACGACCTTGAGGATGTCGCAATCAACGGCGACACCGCATCGTCTGACCCAGCACTGAAGTCATTCGATGGATGGAGGAAGCGCCTTACAAATGCAGCCGGTACTTACGGAGGTGGCGCAGTTGTCCTTGACAACCAGGGCGCAACCATTTCCCGTGCAACCTTCAACCGTGCGTTGAAGAACATGGACCGCAAGTACATGCAGCGTCGTGGAAACCTACGTTTCCTTGTAGACTCCGCATTGATTCAGGACTACCTATTCTCTGTACAGGTAACCTCTACGGACTTCGTAACGCCTCTTGACCTTGCACAGCAGGGCTTGAACCAGCGTGTCCGTACTGAGGGTGCAGCCGGTGCTACATACGGTGCTCCGTTCGGTGTTCCTCTTCAGGAGGTTCCTCTGTTCGAGGCATACGATGCAAACGGTGCATCTTCTGGTGTACAGAATGGTGGAGACCTTTGGTTGCTTGACCCACAGAACCTAATCTGGGGTGTAAAGCGCGAAATCACGGTTTACCGCGAGTTCAAGCCAAAGAAGGACGCTATCGAGTACACGGTCTACGCTCGCGTAGGTACCGCAGTCGAGAATGGTGAAGCAGCAGTTATCGTCAAGAACATCGCTTACGCGGTCTGATTTTGACACAGCAACGCTTAGAGGCCCCGGAGAAATCCGGGGCCTTCTGCGTTGCTAAAACCATGTGCTATACTTTTACTTAGACATTCCAATAGGAGGAGATAAGATGTCTTTCGAAGATTTCAATAAGGAGGAGCTTGCCAAGATTGCTGACGAGTTCGTCCTGGATGTAGAAGATGCCGACAACGAAGATGAGCTTCGCGCGGCGGTAGGTAATCTATCCCAAGAGGAAGTAGCGTTAAGCTTCCCTCAGTGGGCACACCGTCTGGAACTTGAGTCCGATGAGGATGACGAAGAGGATTCGGCGGTAGTTACTTCAGACAATACCCCTAAGAAGGGTGCTGCAAAGAAGACCGCAAAGAAGGCTCCTGCGAAGAAGGCAGCAGCCAAGACCGCAGAGTCAAAGTCAAAGACTGTCGTACCGGACGACCGTACGCTCTTGAAGATGACAAGAAACAACCCGGTCTACGAGGTTCGTGGATATCGCTTCACTCGCCAGATGCCGTACGTATTCGTTCAGAATGCAGACGTTGACTTCTTGGTCGAGGTCGAGGGCGGATTCGCTGTAGCCAAGCCTTCAGAGGTTGAGGACTTCTTCAACTGATTCAATAAATAACCCAGGGTAAACTGCCCTGGGTTATTTTTTTTGGTTTGTGAGAGCTTTACGATACAATGAGAGAGGAGGAATCATGACAGTACCAACACATATCTACCAATTGGAGCAGGGAACCGACTTAGTCTTGAAATTCATTTATCGTGAAGGAGAGACTGAGGCTACTGCTGTGCCCGTGGACTTGACCGGGTATTCAGTTAGGATGGATATCAGGGCTACCAATGTAACAGGAGAGCGAGTATGGACATTCAATAGTGCGACCATCGCAGACGTTGACCCAATTTTAGTTGGTGACCAGGCAGACAGCGTACTGGAAGCTACTCTCGGCGTGGATGGTTCTATTAATATCACCGTACCGCGCGACCTGACACTGCCAGGTGGAGCAATTTATGAACAGTTGAACGGCTCACCAGCAGTCACCGTATTTGTCTCCGACCTATTGCTAAGAACTCCGGAGGGGAAGCAGTCCAAGATTTTGTCTTGCACAATCTCGGTTAATCCTTCCGCAACTCTATGGACGTGATTCTTGACCTTGTAGCCCCAACTCCTGAAGTTGTAGCTATTGATGTGGTCAACCCAAATCCAACTGTTCAACTTACCGTCGTTACCGGTGCGTCCGGTAGTGACGGTGTTGGCGTTATCCCAGGAGGAACCACCGGACAGGTATTGGCAAAGGCATCAAACACTAACTTTGATACTGTCTGGGAAGACCCAGCCGCCGGTACGGTAGCAAGTGTCAACACAAAAACAGGTATTGTCTCTCTAACACAAGACGACATTCCTGACGGAACTACAGCAAAGCAATTTAGTTCTACTGAGAAGACTAAGCTTGCAGGAGTTGCATCTGGCGCTCAGGTTAATACTGTTGCCTCCGTAGCTGGAAAGACTGGAGCGGTCACTCTCGTAAAGGGAGACGTTGGACTTGCCAATGTTGACAACACCGCCGACACCGCCAAGCCGGTCTCCACGGCTCAGCAGACAGCTCTGAATGGCAAGGCCAATACCACACATACTCATGCAGAGTCTGATGTCACGGGTCTTACGACCGACCTTGCTGGCAAGCAGCCTCTGGATTCAGACTTAACTGCTATTGCAGCGTTGACACCTACTGACAATGATTTTATTCAGCGTAAGGCGAGTGCATGGGTCAACAGAACACCGGCACAGGCAAAGACTGACCTCTCTCTAACGAAGTCAGACGTAGGGCTTGCAAACGTAGACAACACCTCAGATGCAAATAAGCCAGTTTCGACGGCGCAGCAGGCTGCGCTTGACCTCAAGGCTCCTCTGGCATCTCCTGCATTCACTGGAACACCAACAGGAATTACCAAGACACACGTAGGTCTCGGAAACGTTGATAATACAGCAGATACAGCAAAGCCAGTGAGCACTGCCCAGCAGACCGCCTTGGACGCACGTATGGTTTGGGCTGACGGAAGTACATCAACGAATGCGCGACCATCTACTTCCAGCAAGGTAATTTGGGTGGGCGGTACGACGCAGCCTGTCAATATGCTGACCGGAGATTTGTGGGTTAAGGCATGACAGTAAGACAATTTAATGGAACCAGCGATGAGCTTGTCACCGGCATCGGAGCCGCGTCTGGCATGGTCTATGGCACCGTCGCAACCCTGCTGAAGTTCAGCACCGTCACCGGTTTCCGCGACTGGACGATGCTGCACGATTCGGGTGGCGCGTACGCATGGTCTCCGAACGGCCTGACCAACTTCAGCACACTCCAAATGGACAATCACGGAGCGAATTCGAATTCCGGCATTAACCCCGGCATCACGGCATGGAAGCTGGTAGTTGTGCGAAAGGCTACGGGAACAGCGACACCAAGATTCTCTGTTTATGATTATACAAGTGGAGCTTGGACGCACGCTGCTGGCGCATCTACTCTTGCGGACTCATCATCACCACCAGGCTCCGGAGGACAAATTCGATTTACATATCAAGGGACGGCAGACTTCTTTGGTGGAAAAATTGCTGCAAGGGCACTGTGGGCAAATAGTTTGCCATGGACCGCAGACAGCGCCGGAGACTTGGCGATTGAAGCATCTGGACTGAATGTTTCTGCATATTATTGGAAGCAAAAGAATCCAACGGTATTTCACCTGTTCAATCAAGCAAGCATTGCAACATCTGTTGTTGATTTATCAACTGGCGGTACTGGAAATCAGTCTTCAATAATCGGAACAACTGCTGTGACTGGAGACGACCCGGCAGGATTCAATTTCTCGTTGACGCTTACGCCTCCAATTCTTGAATTAGGCATGGATGAAGCCAGTGGTGCGTTATTGGACACCTCCGGTAACGGAAGAGATGTAACACTAACCGGAAATAATACACGAACCGCAGCCGGTAGTGGGTATACTTATGGAGGAACAACACCTAACTCTAAAGGTCTTGTTCAAACTGCCGCTGACACATTCGTCGCATTTAATGGTGCGATGACTCCATTCAATACCACATCAAGAACAGTTATGTTTTGGGCCAAGCAGCCAGGAATCAACCCTTCTTGGGTCATGGAATATTATGACGCAGCGAATGACACTGGTGTTTTTGGTTGGTTGCTACTTAGTAGTGTGTTTAGATTCAGAGCTAAGGATACGTCCTTCACTGTTTACGAAAGAAATCTGACGAGTGCTCCAACTGTATTTCATCATTACTGCGCAACACATGATGGAACAAATCTTAAGGTTTATGTGGATGGTGCTAAGGTCGGTGCTGACGTATCAATGCCTGCGGCGGTACGTAATGCTGACGCATTGAGAATCTATGACGCAGCGGGAAGTACTCCGGTGCTTGACGATGTACGCATTTTCAATACTGCGTTGACGTCTTCGGAAATCAACACTTGGATGACCACGCCGGTAGGTACACCAGCCGCAGGAACAAAGGTGTACTTCTCTAATGGCTCACAATCATCTGGAATTTACGAGCAGACTGCTGGCGGACTTGTTCAGAGAAACAGCATTATCATTAAGTGACAAATAACAAAGGTAAGGATATAATCAAATCATGGAAATTTACGTAGAGACACCACGTGAGGTAACCATTCCATTGCCACTGGGATTCACATCTGTGACATATACGGTGACTAAGAGTGGAACTACTTCTGCACCAGCCAATCCGGCCTCTCAGACAACGACTTCGGTCAATGTCAAGATTCCGTACGCACAGACTATTGCGGAGGGCGAAGGTATCATCAACGTAAGCTTCACCATGGATTCTATTCAATACACCGGCGCTACCGCCAAGCAGGTTCCATTCAATGTGGTCACACCATATCTTACGATGACTCAGGCAAGAGCCATTCTCGAAGATGATATGCTTACCGATGACGAAGTGATGGAAGTAGAACAGGCCGTTCGCTACATCATTAACGCTCATTGCGGACAATCATTCGGTAAGCGTACCAAGGACGTAATTGTGGTCGGCGCAGGAGAGACTGCGTTATCTTTGCCAGAACGCTTGATGGAGATTACTGGACTGAAGATTTTGTCTGCTGTACTGAATCCTTCCGCTACCTGGATTGTGGCCGACGGCTGGTACCTAAAGAAGAGGTACTATGATGCTACTTCTTCTATTGAGAATACCAGCGTCTACTGGGATAGTCAGGGTGTTTATGATGAAGGAAGTTTCCCAGGCGAAGCTCCTCATGGCCTTGGTCTAACTCCCGACCGATTCGGACATGGACAGATTATTTCTGCTCCTGGCTCATTCTCTGGTACGAAGTGGAAGGATGACTACCCATTCACCATCAGTGGCACGTGGGGATACCCGGTTGTTCCACCAGCCGTTGTAGAAGCAGCCAAGCTGCTACTGAACGATTATGCTTGCTCTGAGCAGATGTACCGCGACAGATATCTGGACTCCATTAAGTCTGCCGACTGGAGACTACAATACAACGACAAGGCATTCCTTCAGACAGGAAATGTTCGTGCCGACCAGTTGCTTGAAAACTATGTCATGAAGCGTGGCTGGGCGGTAATCTGATGACGAAATGTCTGACCTCCGTCCGATTCAATATGAAGGCAGACATATTGCGTCAATCCAGCGGCAGTTCTACTCCGACTGCCGATGGTAGATGGGAAGACCGTCAGGACCCAATTACCGGAGAGATTATCCGTGTATGGGTGCCTTTGGGTGTAGATGACCCAGATACTCCAGCCGACGAAAGCCTCGTCGGTACTTTTCCATGCATGGCACGAGGTGTCATTGACGGTGGTATCAGAGTCGCCGGTACGACAGAACGTTGGGGAGAGACGTACGTAGACATTGATTACTGCCGTATCGAGTTCCCTGCCAGAATCATTATCACCAAGAGAGACAGAATAACAAACATCCGCAACCGCAAGGGACAAATCATTTGGCTTGAGGAAGAGATTCCTGAAGGTCCAACAGATGAGCCACCGACATTTCAGGCCACAGTGTTTGAGGTGCTTGGTGTGACTCCTGTCCTTGACCCATTCGGTAATCATACCTCTAACGTTGCCATGTTGGAGCGCGCGGAGGTACAACAGAATGCCTAAGCAGATTGAATTAGAAGCTGACTGGTCGGCGCTATCAGAAATGATTGGTACCGTCCAGGGGGCTACCAAGGTTCTCAACGATAACAAGTTTATGGACTTGTTGATTACCCGCGCGCACGCGGAAGCTAAAGTCCAGTTCGATGGAGACGCTGCGGCCTATGCTGTGGCAACCGGAACGCTGGGCCACATGTATGAATGGGGTACGGCTGGTATCAATACGCAGCCGACCACGAGACGAATGGACCCACTGTCTGAGGGAGCCAAGCTGTGGCGTCACACGCTCACAGGAAATGGACAGGTAAAGGAGGCTGGATTTAATTTTCAGCCGTCTATAGTGCCCATTCCAAAGCCTACGGTGAAGGCCACAGGAGTTGACCGAGCCACACTGTCTCTACTCAAGGGTGGACCGTATGTCTTCTCTGCCAAGGCTTCTATTATGGAGACTGGAATTACTGTGACCATTCGACCACGTGGAGACAACATGTTGTTTCTTCCATTTGGTCCAGATGGTCCTCGCAATCCAAAATATGCTGGACGCACATACATTTGGCACACTGGGCCAATTAGGAGTGTTCCGGGAAAGACATATGCCGGTAACTTCTCGAAGTTCTGGCTGGCATGGTGGAATACAGAAGGTGACCGCGTGATGACAGATTCTATCAACGACGCTGTCAGCCGCAAAATGCAAACTATGCTGGACAAGGCCGGTAGAAGGATGGGTAGTCGACCAACAAAGATTACCTCTCGTTCCTTTAAGCTCGACCTAAGCAAGGCAAAAGCAGCAGCAGAACGACAAATGTATGAGGGATTGAAGTGACAGTAGCATTAAGCACACAGGCAGCCAATGTGCTGAACCTGTATCTATGGGCAGTATTGCAGAAGAACACCGACATGGACGTGACAGACTATGGCGGTAAGATTCCTATTATCCCTGGCGGACAAGACCCGGACATGTTGCAGTACAACAAGCCATTCGTCGTGTACGGCTTCTCTGAAGACCCTGGTTCGTACAATGGTGCTACGCGAAGTGGAACACTCGTGTATGCGATTTATTCAACCAGCACCGCCGAAATCAACAAGATTATGAACATCATCATTTCCGCCCTGAGTGAGGATGACACGGCGAGGAGAATCAACAAGTGGTCTTCTGCTTATTCTGGTGGGGCGTTGGTTGGAATCAGGTTCACTGATGCCCGCATTGCATTCGGAGAAGGAGCATCTCCTGCCGACCAAGAGGGCGGTAGAGAGGTAGCAACACTAACCATGAGATACAGCTTCGTCTCTAAGTATGTAGTAGACCTCAACGTGTGACACTGAGTGGCCAAATTTTGCTTTAGGGTTCGAATCGAGATACCATAAAGATTGAGAAAGCGCCACCGATTTTCAAATAAAACGGAGGTGAATTTATAATATGGGAAACAAGAAGCAGATTATCGTCGGTGCTGCTGACATTTACCTGGGACCAAATGGAACCGGTATGCCAGCGTTTGTCGGCGGTACAAAGTACCGTACCACTCTTGCAGGTGCTGACGGTTCTACCAGTACCGGAGTAGCAACTTTGGTAACTAACTGGAGGAACGTTGGTTACACCCAGGAGGGCCTGGAGGTTTCTTACGAGCCAGACTACGCTGACGTACAGGTTGACCAGTTGCTTGACGCTGCAAAGGTATTCAAGCAGGGCATGACTGTATCTATTCGTACCACATTTGCTGAGGCTACTCTTGACAACTTGCTAATTGCATGGGGTCAGTTGGACAGCACAGTATCATCTGTAGGTCCGTTCGAGCGTGAGGCTGCAATTGAGGCAGGTTCTCTTGGTGTTGCACCAGTTGAGCGTGGTCTGATTGCTATCGGAAATGCTCCAGAGCACACAGCAGACAACAACTACGGTGAGCGCGTTTACCACGCCTTCCGTGTTCTGTCCGTTGAGTCTTCTGCTCACTCTTTGAGCCGTAACGACCCAACCGTCGTTCCAGTTTCATTCCGAGCACTTCCAGATGACACTACCGCACGTTACGGAACTATCCGTGACCGCTTGAACGTCTGATAGAAGTAAAACGAACTTTAGCGAGCCCCGACTTTCGAGTCGGGGCTTTGCTATTTGCTACATAACAGACGGTCATATATAATCAAAACAAATGAAAGGAATTAACAATGGCAACAGCAGTATACGATGAAGTAGACATTGTGCTACAGGACAACACCGAAGTGGTCTTGAAGCCTTTGCCAATCGGACAACTACGTAGGTTTATGAAGGCTTGGAAGGAAATGGCGAATCTTCCTGGAGAGACCGACGACGAAAAGGAAGAAGCTTCTTTCACCGTCTTCGTCAACTGCGCCGGTATCGCATTGGAGAACCACTTCAAGGCAGAAGAGAAGTTTGCAGAAACCAGGGGTAAGTTGAAGGACCCACTGTCTAAGGACTACCGTGAATACTTGGAGACTGTCCTTGACATGGACACCATCTACAAGATTATGGAAGTTTGTGGTGGTCTGAAGCTGAATGACCCAAACTTGCTGGCGGCACTCGAACAGGCGAACCTGACCAACCAGGACTGACCTGGGAAGATTTCGACTTAGCCGCACTCGAATCGGAAGCACTATTGTTAGGACTATGGAAGAACACGGAGGAACTGGAAATGTATATATCGCTACCAGAACTTGAGGCTATTCTTAAGGAAGCCAGAGAGAAGGAACAGCGTCATCATCGTTTCCTCGCAGCAATTCAGGGAATTGACCTGGACAAGCACGCTACCACCACCAGCAACGGTGAGGATAGGGTGGAAGCAGCAAAGCGCAGGGTTGCCGCAAGGCAAGCAGGA